CTCTGATTAATACGCTCATCACCGCAGCACGACAGCAGCTCGAGCAGATGGCTAGCCATAAAATGGTGACGCAGACTCTTGCGCTTTCGATCGATGACTTCCCCGACTCTGGCATCCTCTACCTCGAGGGCCCAGTGCAATCGGTGAGCTCAATCCAATATTACGACCTCGATGGCAACCTTCAAACTTGGGATGACGAACTTTATCAGGTTGACATCACCTCGAACCCGGGCCGTGTCATGCCCGCTTACGATGAGGATTGGCCTGATTACTTAGATGATTACAACTCAATCGTGGTGACTTATGTCGCAGGTTGTGGCAACGCAGCAGCGGTGCCAGCGATTTTAAAACAAGCGATCAAGATGCTCGTCGGCCACTGGTACAACCAGCGCGAGACAGTAGGAGAAGCGCAGGGCTACGAAGTGCCCTACGCAGTCGATAACATCGTCAAAATGTTTAGCCGAGGGATTGTCAACTAATGCTCAAAGCAGGCGAATTAACACAGAGAATAAGCTTTCAGCGTGATGAATCTACTACCGTGGATGATTACGGTCAGGTGACCCGCTCATGGAATACCTACTACACGACCTGGGCGAGTGTTCGCCCGCTCTCAGGCAGGGAGCAAGAGCAGGGCATGGCGAGGCAGGCTTCCATCTCGCATCGTGTGCGTGTGCGTTTTAAAGATGGCATCCTTCACGGCGATCGCATCTCAATGGGTAGTCGCACGCTTGAGATCGTGAGTATCAGAAACATTGATGAGGGCTCATGGGAACTCGAGATCGATGCGATTGAAAGGGGTGCGTAATGCCTAGAGCAGCAATCAACATCGATGCTTCCGCCCTTAAAGGTTTACTCAACCTCATGGAACACATCAACGATAAAGTGAAACGATCAGGGATCAAGAAGGCTCTTCATGAAGCGGGTGCCCTTATCGTGACCGATGCGAAGAGCAGCGTGCGTCGCAAGTACTCCATCCTTCATGACTCGATTGGATCAAAAGAAAAAGTAGTACTGCGTAAGGGTGCCCAGTTCGGCTACTCGGTTATCGGGGCAGAGCGCAGAGCGGGGCGCATCATTGGTGGCGTCGAGCGCATCCCGACCAAGTACGCTCACTTTGTTGAGTACGGCACCGCAGCGCACCCAACCGGCAAGAACGACCTGACGAATGAAATCTTATTAAAGCGTAAGGGTGCAAAAGCAAAAGCTCAAGGTGCGATTCACCCAGGCTCAGCACCGTTTCCTTTTCTTCGCAGGGCATGGGATAGCAACAAGACCAAGGCGATCGATGTGATGGGTAAGATCCTTAACGACACCATCAACGAGGGCGCATCATGAGTGCTAGCAAAGCCCTTCGGGCCCGACTAATCGACGATGCTACGATGTCTGGTTATGTGGGCACTCGCATTTATCCCGGTCGTGCACCACAAAAGCCGGTCATGCCGTACATTGTTTACCACAGAATCAGCACCATAAGATCGGCAACCCTCGACGCAGGCAACACCAAGGTGCCTGAAGTGCGAATGCAGTGCGATGTAATCGCAACAACTCAATCGGAAGTCGAAACCATCATGAATCAAATGCGAATCGTGATGGATAACTTTCGCGGCACCTCTGCGGGGGTGGTCGTTCTCGGCGTTAGCGTGAGTGATGAGCAAGACCAGCCCGAGTTTTTTGAAGGCTCGGACACCGTGTTTTATCATTCTTCTTTGGATTTTTCCATCATCTATAGGGAGTCTTAATTATGGCTGCAGTCTTAACCCAAGGCACGGCAATCTCGATCGGCGGCACCACCCTCACCGGTGTTACCGACATCACGCCACCCAGTGCGACCCGTGGCACCGTTGATATAAGCAATCTACTTAGCCCAGATCACGCTAAGGAATACGCAGGCGGGATGATCGATGGTGGCGAGATGTCTGCCACCGCCATCGTAGGTGTGGGCAACGCAGCACTCGGCACGATCAGCGCTTACATCGAAGATTACGGCGCAGCTAAACCTTGCGTGATAACCCTCGCCGATTCATCGACCGTCTCTTTCGATGGCATCATCACGAAGTTTCAAGTCGATGGCGTTGCAACGGGCGACAACACGGTCAAAGCTACCGTGGGCGTTAAACCAGTAGGCAAAATAACCTACGCTTTTGATTAAGGAGTTTCTCATTTTAGATAAAGCTAAGTTACTAAGTGCAGGCAGTGCGTACAAGCTCGGGGAGATCGAGATCCCCGAGCTCGGTGGCAAAGTATTCTTGCGAGTGATTAGCTCCCGTGAGCGTGATCAACTTGAAAGTGAAATCAGTGCGGGCTCGAAGTCGGGCAACTTATCCAACATCCGAGCCAAGCTGGTGGTGAGGTCGATCGCTGATGAATCGGGCAAGCGGATCTTCACTGATGCCGAGGTCGAAGCTGTGGGCGAGATGCCTGCGCCTCTTGTTGGCATCCTCTTCGACGCGTGCGCCCGTCATAACGGCATGAGTGGCGGTGCAGTCGAGGAAGCAAGAAAAAACTAATCGAGCGCCCGGGGAGGCGGTTTCTATTCCGTCTGGCTGGGCACTTAAAGAAAACAGTCTCGGAACTCCTAGACGGCATGGACGCCCAGGAGTTGACCGAGTGGATGGCTTTCTCAACGATCGAGCCGCTTGACGCTGATAGATCCGACATTCATGCAGCGCAGGTGTGCTCAACGACAGCAAATGTGTGGCGGGGTGCAGAGTCGAAGGTGCTCGAGGTGAAGGACTTCATCCCGGACTGGTACGGGGAAAACAAAAAGCCTGATAACTTCGCCGGGCTCAAGGCGTGGGCGACAGCGATGGGCACTAAGAAAACCTAGGAGTCGATGATGGCAAAAACTATCGGATCATTAAATGTTTCGATGGGTCTTTCCATTACTGACTTCATCACGAATTTAGATAAAGTCAAGGATGACATGGGAAGCCTTGAGGCAGTGACCTCGGAGGCTTCCAAGCATTTCGATGATGATGTCGCAGGGGTGATGGGCGATGCGCTTCATAAGTTCGCAAAGACTTCAAAGCTCGGTGCAGACGATGCTCTCGCCTTTGCGGTCTCGCTCAAGAAGCTCGGCCTCGATGCGGACACGATTACCAGCACACTAGACAAGTTCGGTAAGGGTATAGGGAAGTTTGCCAAGAACGCAGGCGAGGCGTCGAAGGCTTTCGCTGGCATCCTCGGAAAGATCGGCGAGTCGGATAAGGTTCTCCTTAAAGACATTCAGGCGCTGGAAAGCATGGGCGTGAAAGCGTTCGATGCGATGGCCAAGGAACTTTCCAAGGTCGAAGGCAAAGCAGTCACGACTGCCGAGGTCATGAAGCGGATCGCCTCGGGATCGCTCTCTGGTGCAGATGCGTTGAAAGCCTTAACCTCGGGCCTGACTGCGGTCGCCGCAAAGATCACGGACACGAACACCGCTGAATACATCGCCAACTCTAAAACCCTAAAAGCTACAACCGATCTCGCTACAAAGTCACTCGAGCTACAAGCACGGCAGATGAATGTTGACAGCGGTGCGACTAAGCAACTTTTTGAGGACATGAAGAAACTCGAAGCGCAAGAGCTAGCTATCATCGCTCTAGAGAATAAAGCGAAGGGTATTGTTACGCCTCCGAAGGTTGACACGAATACGGCAGAGTTTGTTAACGAGCAAATGAACTTGAAGTCGCAAACCGACCTCGCCTCTAAAGCTTTAGAGTTGCAAGCTCGGCAGATGAATGTTGACAGCGGTGCGACTAAGCAACTTTTTGAGGACATGAAGAAACTCGAAGCGCAAGAATTAAAGCTCATCGAAGCCGAGAACAAGGCCCGCGGCATCCCGCCCCCACTTCCGATCATGCCTCCCCCGATCCCCGTCAATAAAAATACCGCTGATTATGTGCTCAACGCTAAAAAGATGGCGAGCGAAACGGACATCCTCAACAAGTCGCTCGACCTGCAAGCTCGCCAGATGATGATCGACTCGGGTGCGACCAAGCAACTCTACGAGGACATGAAGAAGCTTGAGATGCAAGAGAAGAAGCTGGTCGATGCTGAGAACAAAGCCAAGGGTATCGCCTCACCAGTAGCCGCAAAAGAATCGCAAGCCAAGTCAAAGCTCGCATCGTTCCTCACCCATGTCGAAACCAAAATCAAGTCCGCTGCCTCTTCTATTTTCAAAAGCGTCACTAACCTCATCATGAACCCGGTCACCGCGATCGGGGGCGCTCTCGCCTCTTATGGCGTGTACAAAATCTACGACCGAGCGGTGATGGCTTTTGCAAACACCGAAGAGATACTGACCCGAATTAAGGGGCTCGCAGGCGAAGCCAATGCAGAGCGTCTTGGTGGCGTGATGGGCGAGATCGCCAACCAGGGGCGCATCGCACAAGATGCGGTCGGCAAGCTCGCCACGGGCTTCCTCGGCCTCGGGGTCTCGGGCGCAGACGCGGCACGCATGATTGAAAGCTTCGGGCGCACATCGTTAGTTGCTGGCTCGGGTGCCACCGATGTGTTTAATAAATTAGGGGAAGTCGCCCAGAACATGACCCGCACAGGGCAAGCTTCCAAGGATGATTTCGCAGCACTCGCAGCGATGGGCCTGCCTGTTTACCAAGCTTTGGCTGATCGATTAAATCTGGTGAACAACACAGCGATCAGCGCTAATGATGCCATGCAGATGCTAGCTAATGGCGCAGTGGGCACGGGGACAGCGCTCAACGCGTTGAACAATATGCAAAGCAACCCCGAGGTGATCAAGCAGGCAGAGGCGCAAGCGGGAACGCTTAAAGGTATTTACGCTCGGCTCGCTGGCGAGGTCGAGGGATTCTTCACCGAGTTCGGCTCGGTCATTGTGGATGCTTTGGATTTAAAAGGTTTCTCGCAAGGCCTGATCGGATTCATGCAAAACTTACGCAGTAACTTCGACTCTCTGATTCCAGCGATCAAGAACATTGGCATGGTTCTTTCGGTGGTTCGGGATGTGTTATTTCAAGCGTTCTCAGGTCTGGTAAACTTCTTCACCACGATGGGTGGATCAAGTGAAGTTGTTGGCAACATCGACAACATTAGGGCTGTGGTGGTTTCCTTTTCACAAGCGGTGATGGTTTCAATGCAATCGGTAATGAGCGGGGCAGTCACGGTGATTAACGAAATCATCAACGCAGTAGGCGGGCTCAAGAAGTTTGCAGCAATCTTTGCAGGCGTGGTTGGTGGTGCTACGGTTGGTGGTGTTGCTGGTGGTTTAGGTGGTGGCGGGGTTGGTGCTCTACCGGGCGCAATCATCGGTGGTATAACGGGTGGCCTTTACGCTAACAGCAAAGTAGGTGGTGGTGGCCCTCAGATCGACGCAGAAGCGATCAAAGCAAAAATGAATGAGGCTTTTAAATCAATCGCTGATTCGATTGGATCAACAGGCACAGACACGGCAAAGGGTATCGTCGAAAAGTTCGTAGGTTCCTTCAATCAATATATGTCAGAGTTTAACGATGGATCTGCAACCATTGGGGGAACACTTCTGAAAATTGCAAATTCTTTCCAGAGTCTTTTTGATAACCTTGAAATTGGGATGGAGAACGGCACGATAGGTCACACTGCTTTTCTTAGACAGTTGGCTGGTGGCACCGCAAGCGGTATTGCGATGTTTCAACGGCAGATGGCGCTTGGTAAGATATCGACAGAGCAGTTCGAGACGGCAATGGACAAGCTAAGTAAGGGAGCCTTTGACGCTCTTGAGAACCAACTCATCGCTGGCACCATCACCAACGAAGAGTATGTCAACACCATCTTAGCAATTCAATCCCAGTTTGATGCGCTCAAACCTCCCGACCTTGCAGGCCTTAACGCATTCATGGGTGGCGACAATATGCCCGCATGGATCAGGGAGCTTTCCAACATTGAAAGTCCACTCGAAACCTATCGCAGAAAAATGGAAGAGCTCAAAATGACCCTTGCGGATCGGCCTGACCTTTTCGCAGCGGGTGCAGCGCAACTCACTGCGGAGCTTGAAAGATCCGTGGGAGCGATGGAAGAACTCAAGAATCCCGGCGCTTTGATGCAGGGAAGCTCGGCAGCATTCTCGCAAGTGTTGAAGATTCAGAACGCAAACGGCGGGGAGAGCGCAGCGGAAAGGCTTCTAAGAATCCAACAGCAGGCCTTTGAAATGCAAAGGGTTCAAACTGAGTACGCAAGAGCAACCGCAGCAGCGGCAGCAAATCAAGGTAATGTAGCTAACTGGGCAATTAACTAAGGGAGCCCTCATGGCAGTCGTGAACACCTACGAAACTTTTGAAGGCCGAACCGGCAGTGATGACAGCAAGCGCCAGGTCTCGCTGGTGCGTTCGTTCATTGTGCAGACGAACGATGTGGCCGACGATGTGCCCAACCTCTTCGGTGAGAACCTGCCCGCCATGTTCTCAGCGCACCCAAAATATGATAAAGCCTTCTGTGTCGGTAGGACTGCCTCGCAGATGGATGACCCGCATTTCTGGAAAATCACTTGCTCCTACAACAGCAATATCGACACCGTGGCACCGAGCTCCACGCC